AACAGGTATAATTCTTAATATTATACGTATCAGAGACATTCGAAAAGACAAAAAAAAGGAAGACTAAATAGTCTACGCAACTCCTTAAGTGCGTTAAAACGCTCGTTCTCTTCCTTCGCTCCTTCATAATGACCCTTCCTTCCTGGTTTGGTCATTTAATCATTTAAATATATTTAATAGTATCAGGTAATTAAGCCTGACTAATAATACCCTATAATAATATGAACGTAAATCAAGTTATTACAAAGCTTAAAGTTATGTTGGGTGCTGAAGAAGTTATCGAAACTCAAGAAGTAAAGATGGCTGAAGCTGAATTAGTGGACGGAACGGAAGTGTATACTGAAGGTGAATTACAAGCAGGAGCAATCCTATTTGTGAGAGCTGGAGAAGGTGCAGATTCTGACCCTTTTGCTCCTTCGGGAAAGCATGAAACAACAGACGGTAAAATTATTACAGTTGGTGAATCAGGCGAAATCACAAACGTTGAAGAAGCGTCAGGTGAAGAAGAATCAGTTGAAGAAGCTGAAGAAACTTTCGAAGACGAAGATTACAAAGACGAAAAAGAATTCGATGCTGAAGGTCTAATTGATGCAATTGCAGAGATGATCAAACCACAAGCTGAAATAATTGAAGAGCTAAAGAAAGAATTATCAGTATTAACTGAAAGATTCGAAGCAGTAGCTAATGAACCAGCTGCACCAAAAGTAACTACTAACACTTTCAAAGAAGTATTAGAGGACAAAGAGTCAAAGATGGCAGCAAGATTAGATATGCTAAGATCTTTAAGACAAAAGTAATTTAACAAACAACAAAAAAACAATTTAATTAATTATGGCATTCGGATTTAACGTAGCAGCTTTACCTGCTTACACAGACCAATTATCATTAGAGTTAATCTCTAAGTCAGTTTTAACAACTGATCTATTATCTTACCTAGACCTGCGCACAGGCATGGCAAGTGGAACTGTCTCTATCAACTTAGTTGATGCTGACCTTCCTGTATCTGCATTATCATGTGGATGGACATCAGATGGTGAAATCACTTACTCACAAGTAGATGTAACTATCGAATCACTTCAGAGCAAGACCGAAGTCTGCCCTGAGGACCTTAGGAGCGTATACCAATCGGCATTCATGTCGGCTGGAACTGGAAACGACGAAATTCCTTTCGAAGAAGTTATTTCTAACCAATACGCTGAAAAACTAACAAAATATAACGAAGGTTTCTTAATCAACGGTTTTGGTACTACATTAGGTCTTAAAGGCCAAATCACTGGTGCTAACGGTGCAACAGTTCCTGCAGCAGCAGCAGCATGGACAGTAGCAAATTGTGTGGATCAAGCGCTAGACTTATATGATGCAATCGACGAATCTGTAAAAGATAGAGACGATTTAATCATGGTAATGTCTCCTGCTAACTACAGAACTTTAGTTAGAGGTTTAGTTGCTCAAAACTTATACCACTTTGACTCAGTACAAGGTAATGAAGCTATGATGCTTCCTGGTACTAACATTAAGATGGTTAAATCATCTGGATTAGTTGGTTCTGATAATGTATTTGCTGGACCTGGTAAATTCATCATCGCAGCAACTGGATTACAAGATGAGTTAGACAACTTCGTATGGTTCTATGACAATGGAGCTGATGTAATGAAGTTCAGAGCAGCTTGGAGATTAGGTGTTGGTGTTGGACAAGTAAACTTGTTCGCAACTAACGACCTTGCATAATAACAATTTAAAAAAAACACATTTAAGATATGGCATGTAGTGCAATAACAAGTGGAGTGATTAACGGATGTTCGACTAATCAAGGTGGCTTAGAAGCTATTTTCATTGCGAACGGAAAAGTTGACTCTTTCACAGAATCAAATGGAACTATCTCAGCAATTACTGTTGGTGGATCCGCATTAACGCCGTCTGATTTTTTTAAATTCGAAACTCCAAGACAAACATCTAGTATCAGTGAAACTGTTACAGGTGATGTAAGTCAAGGAACGGTAACTTATGCTCAGACAGCGATTATGATTTTGAATCAAATGCAAGCGAGTACCCGAGATCAATTACAATTAATATTTGAAGCAACTAACTTAGTAGTAGTAGCTAAAGATAATAACGGTAGATTCTTCTCAATAGGTATTTCTCGTGGAGCTTATGGATCAACATCAACAAACACGTCAGGTGTCGCTTTCCAAGATCGTAATGGATATGAAATTACAATCGAAGGTATCGAGCCTCAACCAATGTTTGAAGTAGACTCTGCAATAGTAGAGGCTTAATAGTTTTAAACTATAATATAGAAAAGGCTAGTAGAAATACTGGCCTTTTTTAGGCTTCGCTGTCAAGTGGTTCTAAGTAACAAAGATTTGCTAATACATTTGCAATACAAGTAGTACTTACATTATATTCTTTAGCTAACATAGGTTTAGTGTAAACGTATGGTACGAATTTAGATCTTATTTCTTGTGCCTGTATGAAAGTTAATTTTCTTAGAGCAGGTTTAGCAATACCTCTAGAAGCTATACTACCATTTCGTAGTGTACCGTTTCTTCTTTTTGTTTCTACTCCTTTTAGTATTCTTTCTGTGGTAATTGTATTTCTAACTGTTACGTAATAAGGTATCTTATCTACAGGATAACCATATTCTTCTTGTAATTCTAATTCTCTATCACTTGCTATGTAAATGTCGGTATGTTCTTCTAAGACTTCTAAGTCTTGTAGTCTATATCCTTGAACCTTTGCTCTTTTAAAAGGATCTGTTATTGTGCAACCTATTTTTCCAATAGCGCCGTTAGTGTGTACAAAGTTAGGTAAGTGGTAAATATAATATGTCATAAGTGTTTGATTTAATTATTATATAGCATATGAGACCTTTGTTTCATCGGCAGACCTTTCAGGCCTTAAACCTAAAGACTTAAGTTATACTGCTGTTTGCTAAAAAAGTTTCACAGGATCGTGATAAGTATAACCTTTAGTTAGTGGAAGTCTCTGTACAGATTGCCATAAGCCATCCTTTTGTATACCGTATCTAAAAGTTCTATTATTAATAGTTATAGAGGGTTGATAGGTGGCCCACAAGAAGCTTTGTTTACCCATATCTATATTATATTGACTAGGTATGAAGAGCTTTCCTGTGACACTATATTTAACATCTATCCATATTTGATTAGCAAAACCTAAATAGACTATTTCTTCTAATAAGTAGTTAATTCTTTCAGGTCTATTAGGTCCTGTAATAATAATGTCAAGGTCTTGTGTCTCTCTATCTTCTAAAATACCACCAACTACCCATGCACTGTATTCTGGGCCGCATAGTTCAGCTATTCTACGTAGCTCCATATCTACGCTTTTAAGTCCGTGTAAGCTTTTCCACTGCATCTCAGTGTAATCGCCGTATTTAATAGTTCGGTTATACATCATGATATATATCTATATTACAACTTTGCTGTAAAATATATTTAATAGTAGAAATATACAACTAAAGTATGACAATAACCGTAAATTCAACCCTAGAGACAGTTTCAGTAAACTCAATAGATATTCCAGCAACTGGAAAGTTTGTGTTAAAGAGCGGTCTTTCTAGAGAACCAGAGAGCCTAGATTATACTAGATCTTTTCTGAATGCTAGGTATTCTACAATAGACATTACTTTTCCAGCAGATTTTAAAGATGGACACTATAATGGTGTCTATTATTATTCAATACAAGCCACAGACGGTACAGAGTATGAAAATGGTTATGTAAAAGTAATCACAGATCCAGGTGGTAAATTAAATCAAAAAGCTTACATCGCTCCAGTAGAAACTGAAGAAAGAGAATCAGTGGTGTACTATAGACCAAATTATTAAGATATGAAAAAGAAATTACCAAATCCTAACGAAGGACTCTATTCTGTAGTAGGTGCACAGTTTGCTGCTCCTGCATTACCAGTTATTAAAGAGATTCGTAACAAAGATTATATGTATTACGGTGAAGCAAATCTTTACCCACAAAAACTAATTGAACTATATGATTCATCAGCAATCCATCATACTGCAGCACAAGCTGTAAAAGATGGTATCTTTGGTGAAGGTATAGAATTAATTGGTGACGAATACATTAACACAGCTGGTGAAACAATCGATGAAATATTTGAAAAGATTACATTAGACTATACATTATTTAATGGTTATGCACTTAATGTAATATGGAACAAAGAAGGAACTGCAATTGCAGAAATTTACCATTTACCTTTTGGAAATGTAAGAAGTGGAAAAAAAGACGAAGAGGATGAAGTTATTGAATACTATTATTCAAGTGATTGGAGTAACCTTAGAAAATATAAGGAAATACCTTACAGAGCATTTGATGCTACTGATAACAAAGGTGATAATGCAAGTCAAATTTACTACTGCTTCGGATATACTCCAGGTAATGATGTATATCCTTTACCTACTTATGTTGCTGCAACTAATGATATTACATTAGATCAAAAGATAAGTAGATTCCACGTTAATAATATAAGTAATGGTTTAGCACCGTCTCTATTCATTAAGATGAGAAACGGTATACCAACACCTGAAGCTAGAAGAGAAATCTATAGAGAAATAGAAGAAACATTTGCTGGCGAAGAAAGTGCTGGTAGATTCTTCTTATCATTTACAGATAATGATACAGCTCCAGAAATTGAGCCTATTGATGCTGCTAATTCAGATTACTATGTTACATTAGAAGAAAGAATTTCAACTAGAATCCTCACTGCCTGGCGCATAACTTCCCCGGCTCTCTTGGGAATTGCTAATGGAACCGGTTTTAGTTCTGTTGCTGATGAAATTAAAGTTGCATACGCACACTTTGAAGGAACAGTAGTAGAACCTAAAAGAAAAAAGATAACAAATTCATTTGGTTATATCTTAAAGCTTGCTGGCTTTAATGTTAGAATACAAGTAATACCTAACAGAATCATAGAAGATGCAGTAGAAGATTTACCAGATGTTGAAAAAGAAATTATAGAAAAAGAATAAGATATGGCTAACGAATCCGTACTACTGGTCAGTGAGCAAAGAATGAAGCAATGGACTTCATTAGACTCTAACATAAGAATAGATGTTCTCACACCGTCTATTCTAAACGCACAACAAAGTTATATTCAGGATACGTTAGGTACTCCTTTCTTTGATAGATTAAAGGCTGGAGTATTAGCTAATGATTTAACAGCTGATGAATCTGCATTTTTAAAAGACTACGTTGGGCCGGCACTAATACAATATGCCTTATACTTATTACTACCTCACTTAAAATACAAATTTGTTGAGAAGGGTATAGTTTCGGGTGCATCTGAAGAGTCAACACAGACATCGTTAGATGAACTAAAGTATCTTAGAGAAAGTGCCTTAGATCAAGCTCAATTCTATGACGAAAGAATGAAAGAATTCCTTAAGGATTATCCGGCACTATTCCCAATTTACAGAACATGGAATAGTAAAGGTATGTCCCCAAATAAGAGGAATACATACTATAATGGATTACAAACTGATATACCAAGAAGAAATGAAAGACTCTGGATCTACGAAGATTGCGGCACAGACTGCGATCCCGACTGTAGCACTTGCCAATAAGAAGACGGTAAAGAATATTAAATCTTTAAAAGCCTACTTTTCTAAAGAAGGAAAAGATAGTAATATTAAAAGATAGTGACAAAATTAAAAGAAAATATATTTAATATATATGGATATTACAAACTCGATTAGATTATATGCTGAATGTTTAAGTAATAATGCTATTACAGAACCAACAGGTGGTTCTTGGATTAGTGCTATTGCTATTTACCAAGGCTCTACGGAACCATTAAATGGATCATGGCTCCAAAGAGTTTGTGATAATTTAGGTATAACAGCACCAGTAAATGGAAGCTGGACAATAGCCCTAGCAAATTACTATGGTATTTCAGCACCCGTAAACGGAACTTGGTGGTTTGCGATTCAAGACGATGTATGTAATGGAATTCCTACTGATTTAATATGGAACACAGTTCAAGCTCTATGGAACTTAGAACAAGGTCTATGGAAAGATGCACAAGCACCAGCAGCACCTACAAATGACGGTGGAACATTCAATACTAATTTACCACTAATAACAGGAACTGGAACAGATGGTTTAGAAGTTAGAGTAGAAGTAGATGGATATCTGTATACTAACATAACAGTTAGTGGTGGAGTATGGTCTCTACAAACAACAGAAATTCTAGCTGGTTCGGCAAGTCCAGGAACACAATATCAAGTAACTAGTAAACAATATGATGCTTCTACAGGTTTAGAATCAGTAGCAGACTTAACTGATATTTTCATTGTATCAACTTCAACTAGCATTACATTCGATCTATTTGATTCGTATGGAGATGGTTGGAACGAAGGTTGGATGCAATTAGAAGAAGAAACAGCACCGGGAGTATGGACAGCAATAGATCTTCCAAATTATCAAACATACGGAAGATATCTGAATGCAGCATACACTGGAAACCTTGTTCTATATTGGAACCAAGGTAGTTTTCCTACTGGAACGACTGGTATGAAATTTGAAACATACGATCCACTATCAGCACCTCCTAATTCACCAGGTAGATCATGGTTATCTTTAGTAGATACATACATCTTTGACCTAGATCCTGCTAACTATAGATTAACTAGTGGTGCTGTAGGTAGTTATACAGGTGAAAGAACTGTAACAGTAAAAGAAACCATAGGTGGAGCAGTTGTCGCAACAGTTTCAACATCTGCTAACTGGACAGTAGGTAATACTTTAGCAACATTTACAATAAGTTAAAAAAATTAGAAAAATAATTATATTATGAGTTTAACATTAACAAATCAACAAATAGATCAAACATACCAAGGTTTAATTAAACTTGGTCAAAGTGCTGCTCTTGCTGCTACTGAGGATGTTCTATCAGATGGTCTAGGAAACGATTCTACACTTTCTTTAGGAACTACTTCTGCAAGTTTTACAGGCACTCTAGATCTAACTAATGCAACCATAACCGGTTTAGACGGTGGAGGTTTAGTAGCAGGAACTGGAATTAACTCTCAAAGAACAGCAGATGCTTTAATAACTAACGCAGCAGATGCTAGTGGACAAGGAAGTATTGCACTAGGCGATGCAACACGTGCCGTATCAACTAATGCTATAGCAATTGGAACTGACAGTGAATGTTTAACAAGTGATTCTATTACAATTGGAAAATCATGTCAAACACCAAGTGGACCCGCAATAGTCATAGGTCGTAATTCAGAAGCACAAGGATCAGTAGCAACAGCAATTGGAAATTCCGCTGTAGTTTTAGCAAATCAATCAATTGGTATATCTGGTGAAAATTGCACCGTAACAAGTGGATCTTCAAGATCTATAGTTCTGGGCCGACAAGCAAGAAGTGAAGCACAGAACGCAACAGCAATTGGAAACTTTGCTCAAGTAAAATCAGGTGGAACTGGTTCTATTTGTATGTCTGCAAGTGTAGTAGGTAATTCAGATGTATCTGGAAGTAGTGCATTAGTGCTAACTCCTGGAGATTATGGTGGTGTAACTACACAAGCACATGCTATTATACTAGGATCTAGAACATTATCTGGTTCCTCAGTTCAATCAGAAGCAGGAATTGCTATTGGTAGAGATGCTCAAGTTAATGCTAACGCTGACGGTGCCGTAGCACTTGGAGCTGGAGCTGTTGCCGAAACAGAAAATACTGTAACAGTAAAGTTGTTACAAATTGCTAACTATAGTACTATGAACTACGCTGACGATGCAGCAGCAGCAACTGGAGGAATTCCTTTAGGTGGTGTATACCATACAAGTGGTGCACTAAAAATCAGAATATCATAAGAAAATTAAATATATAACCAAATACAACTAAACATTATGTCATTAACATTAAACACAAGAGCAAAAACAATTAACGGTATTTCAGTTGACACTGCATACGGTAGAGTAGCAGCAACCGATTCATTTAAAGGTGATGCAATACAAGGAGCCTTAGACTGGTATGCAACTGAAGCAGATTTCCTAGCAGGAGCAACGCCAATCTATTTAGAAGAATTACCAACTACTTCATATTTTCCATACGACAGAGACGTAGAATCTAAGGATATTTTAGACTTAGCACACGAAAACTTCGTAGCAATATATGGCGACAAAGGTTTTTCAGTAACTAAACAGTTATAATTGAAACAAACCACAACATAGTGGTATAAGTATTGTAGCAATCTTCCAGTTGAAGAACTATTCTAATAGTGTTATTTTGTTTGATTTTTTAATTTAACTTCAACTAGCTACAAAAACCGCAGAGACAGTTTGTGCCCATGATTTTAACTCTGCATTAATGGTTATAGGCCGAGGATTCACAAGACCTCGGCCTTTTTTCTGCTTCATTTTCAGTTTCGTGAAAACGCATTGAAACAAACGGTTATATAGTAGTATAATAACTATATTAATCAAACACATTAAATCATGGAAAACTGGAAACAATTTCACAACACAGGCTTATGGCTATGGTCAGTATCAGATCATGGCAGAATTAAAAAGAAATGTCTTACTACTAGAAAAGATTCAAAAAACTTTCAAATAGAAAAGATAGTAACTACTACACCAACTGGTGGATATGAAGGAAGCGGTAGATATCATGCTATTCCTGCTAACTTTGCTGGTAAGTATGTACATAGAATAGTAGCTAATGCATTCATACCTAATCCTCAAAACAAAAGAACTGTAAATCATATAGATTGTGATAAGAATAATAATCATGTATCTAATCTAGAATGGGCTACTTATTCGGAAAATGCACAACATGCACATGCTAATGGACAATATCCTGATCAAAGTCTACCACCCGAAGAACTTGCAAGAAGAATTGCAGAAAGAAGAGCTAGATATAGAGAACAATATAGAGCTCAAAGAATAGAATTAATGACTGAACAATGGTCACCTTATTTAAAATTACCTCTTACAGACTTACAAGAAAGATATGTTAGATTAAGAATGGTTAATACAAAACCAGGACTTATTTCTAAAGCATTAGAGATTGATCTAAAACAGACATACAAATTACCATATACTTTAAGACGAATTAGAGCAAAGCACTCTGATATCTTTTAAAACACCTCTACATACTATAGTGGATATAGAAGCTTCTCCACTTTAAATTGCTTCCAAACTTCTGTTGAGATAGCCTGGTTGGATCAGATAACTTAAATGTTTAACATAGCCTTCGTGTATTCTTGTGATTATCTTACTGTGCCGGCAACGAAGATACTAGTTATCCGCTTCCTTTTTTAAAATCAGAAATCACTAAGCCGGCACAAAGACTTCAGACACTCAGACAAAAGTGCTAGCCTTTAAGTATCACTTTCTTTTTGGGTTATTTAATTAACCAAAAAAAGAAGACCTTTAATATTAACTTACCATCCATTGCTTAGCAATGATGAGGATGATGCTTGCATCAGCCATAATACAAACGAACCCTAGACCTCTGCTAAAAATGGATATATACCCTATACAAAAAAATATGGAAGCAAGAGCAAAGAGAGGACCGAAGAAAGGATTCCAAGTAATGGTATGGGTTCCAGCAATAGTTAGAGAACTAGAAGATATCTTAAATGATAGAGAGAAACTATTCTGTTCTTTAATCTATAGTTTACATAAGCAAACCAATAGGCAAAAAAGAAAAAGAGATGACATGTTTCACATAGCCAATAATGATTTTCAAAACATATTAGGTTGGAAGTCGTTTGTTACAGATTATAACGGTAAGTTAGAAAACCTAAGAAGAGTATGTAAATTAGGTCAAGCTGGTGGTTATTGGCAAGTACAATGGAGTGATGAGTGTATGGACTATCATCCTACTAAGTCACGTAATATATGTAGTTATGATTGGGTATACCTAAAAGATACGCATGCTATAGCCTTACATTATTATTTAACTGCACGTATGGCAAGAGAAGACCTTTTAAGTGATTGGTATGAAGGTCAAGATATGAATGAATTCTACAAAGAACCAGTATTAAGAAGAACTGAATACAATATTTTAAAATTCAGTAAATCAATTTACTATAACGATGAGAGTAGTTAGAGAAGACAAAGATCTTAGGAAAGTAGTATATGTACATTATATAAGAATATACGGTGACCATGAGATAGCAATGCAAGCTATGGCAGAAGACCTAAAGGATTTAGAAGATAGCGAGCATTACGAACAATGTTCTATCTTACACGCCACAATACTAGAATATGAATAACTTTTTAACAGAAAGATATGACGATATAGTCTTATTATCTAAAAAGATATGTAAATCAAACCCAGAATACGAAGAAGTAGCTCACTTTGCTATAGATAAGTTCATACAACATGAACGAGCACAAGAGTTAGTAGATACTAAGAAGGCAATGCAATTCATATCAGGTATCATACATAGAAGTTATTGGTCTTCAAGTAGTCAATATTACACAGAAGCTCATCAAAAAGGCAGA